CCGTAGCCGGAGCCGGAGCCGGAGCCGGAGCCGGAGCCGGAGCCGGAGCCGGAGCCGGAGCCGTAGCCGTAGCCGAAGCCGGAGCCGGAGCCGTAGCCGAAGCCGGAGCCGGAGCCGGAGCCGGAGCCGAAGCCGGAGCCGTAGCCGGAGCCGGAGCCGGAGCCGGAGCAAACCCCAATAAACTTTTGTATCATCTCTTCCATACTTTCACACCCTCAATAACATTGCGAGCTTTATCTGTTGCAGGAATAAGCTCAATAACGTCAAAAAGTCCCAATGTCTCAACAGGCATAGTAAATTTGCAATTGTTTGCGGCTGTCGTCCCGTCAACCGCGATCTGCGAGATCGAAGCCGCGCCGTCCCAATACCAAAGGCGGCGAACGTCTTTCAGAATAACTGCCTGTCCCTCGTGCTCCGCGACTGTGCCCGCAAATACTCCCGCACGGTCAGATCTTACCACACAATACTTTCCTAAAAAACTGAATTCCATAATTTCCTCACTTTCTTGCTTTCGCATAATAAAAAATTCACTTGTAATGCCGATCGTCGTTATGGGGTATCCCCATTGACTTCAATAAATTCACCGCCCTTCAGCATATAGAATGTATCGGGCTTGATGATTTCCCCGTCCACTTTATGAGTTTTGAAATTCATAAGGCGATATCTGTTCTCATCGTCATTCCATTCCCATTCTGCTAACGCTATGTAACAGCCCAAAGTGCCTTTTGCTTTGCCATCAATGCCTGTTGCAATGGCAAAACTCTCTTTCCCGGATACGGTCGCAACAGAGCGGTCGCCCGTGTTCGTCGCAGCAGAGCGGTAGCCCGTGTTCGTCGCAGCAGAGCGGTCGCCCGTGTTCGTCGCAGCAGAGCAGTCGCCCGTGTTCGTCGCAGCAGAGCAGTAGCCCGTGTTCGTCGCAGCAGAGCGGTCGCCCGTGTTCGTCGCAGCACCTTCCGATTTAACATTTGCTAAGGTAAAACTAACGAAAGCGTTTATAAGCCCCGAAATTCCGAGCTTAGCGCCGATTTTGAGCTTCTTTGTACAGAACTTCTTTTCGCCGTCGGTTTTCGCCTCGTCCAGTGCTTCAACCTCACAGAACTCGTTAAGTTCCGCGGTATTCTCGTTGACAAAGCCGTAATGCTCAAGAACATCAAACGGATTTTTACAAAAATGCATGCCGCTGTGACATATTTCCGCGTTTTCCTCCTCAAAAACGGTGTTCTCGGCGTACTGCTTGCCGCGGCATATAAGTCCTTTGGAAAAGCCTTTGTAACCTTTCATTTTTATCACGTCCTTTCAATTTAGAGCTTGTCCGCCCTTTATACGTCCTTACGAATTTACTTCGCGGCATTTTCAAGCGCCTCACGTTCCGCAAGACGGCGACGGATCTCATTGTTTATCGCCATTTCCCGCGCAACATCGAGAACGCGCTGTTTGCGCTTTTTCATTTCCTCCTCGGGAACACCCGCGATTGCGCTGTCGTCCACCTCGATAAGAGCGCCCGCTTTGGTTCTGAATGTCTTGATTATCGCCATAATAACACCTCCCGTTAAATTCTATGCTTGCGGTGTTTGTACAGTTGTCAGCCGTTGATCTCTTTCAGCAGAGCCGCCGCGTATTCGATCATCTCTCTGCCGTTGGTGTTGTCGCATTCTGTAATGGTTTCTACAAGGCAATCCTTGAAACCATTACAACTTCGCAAGAGAAATCATAGCTGCGGTTAAAGCGGGCAATGTTTCCAAGGATTCATACCTATTTAAGCACATCTTGCTCGCTTCGGAAAGACAGTTCATCTGCTTCGCAAATATTTCTTTGAGATCGATTTTTTGCCGATTTTGCGCTTCCCCCGCAAGGTCGGCTATTTCTTTTGGCGTACCCTCAATATCGATTTTCAACATTTTCACCCCCTAACCGATTGTTTTTTTCAAGCATTCTGCTTATAAACGCGTCCAATTCTTCCCGAGGGATTTCCAAAGCGGAACATATCTGAATGAACTCTTTTGCTAGAATTCTACGCTTACCGTTAAAAATTCTCGAAATTGCGTATATAGATATGCCCGTCTTCTGGGATATGTAGGTTTGCTTAATCCCTTTGCTATTTGCATACTCCGAAAGAAAAGTGCAAAATTCGTCCATAAAAACCTCGTTTCTGTTGCCGGTTAAGCAGTTCCGTTGCTATTAGCGTAAATTCCGTACCCGATAGCCTTTGCTATTGTTCTTGCGGTATCGTCGTCCACTCTCTCGCCCGTTATGAATGCCGCCAGCTTAGCGCGGGAAATTCCTGCGGCGTTCGCTATCTCTTGATTGTTGGTGTTGTTGGTATAGCGATAATCGGCGATTTGTCTCACAAGTTCCTTGTAAGGATGATCGTGCTTCATAAAAATCACCACCTTTCATTTTTTGTATTCTCCTATTGACAAATTTTGCAAAAAGTTGTATCATATAGTTAGGAGCAATATGACACATCTTTTATAAGGGATTTTTGTGCCCTGTTTGTCGTAATCTGCTTACAAGTTATATTATATCTCATTTTAACGAGATTGTCAAGGCGATTTTCGTAATAATGAGATTTTTGTTGTATATGCCTAGACTGTATGGTTGAATTTTGTGCAAAATAACAAAAGCCGCCCAAGTGTGCGGCGGGGGGATTATATGGAATTTAATTTTGATCCAACATTCAATATTTATCAAATCGTTTCAGGTGCGCTAGGCATTGGCGGTTTTTTCATGTCGTTAATACAATTAGTTTTGAGGCAACACGAAAAGCGCCGCGACATAGATTTCTGCATTGTCAGAGCAGAGCAACAAGCGCATTTGTTTTTATTGACTTACTGGGCAGAGAATAAATCCACAATACCCATAAGCATTATAAACGTACAATTGATTTTTAATGGCAAGGCATACGATATATTATATGAACCTGTTATTTCCAAAACAGACCCAAACTCCACTCAAAATCCACCATCAATATACAAGGAAAGTTCGGATAAGACGCCCGTTTTGCTTAGTCCGCACGTTGCTCACGGCGGATATATGGCGTTTAAAATTCCAAACGAAATTTCCAAAAACATAGAAAAACCAACGCTTGTTATTTCGACAAGCGTTGGCAAGCCAATCAAATATACATTCTCTTTAAGTAAATCCGTTTCCATAAAAAAGAGAGCGAGACCAATAAGTTCTTTGTAAACTTATTCATCAACGATACGAAATTCGTTAACTCGTGAATATGGCACAATTGTGATTTCCGACTCATTATAGCGACTCAACAAGGATCTTGTTTTAAAACAGCAAAAAGGCACAGGACAATCCTCTATAAAAGTAATTTCATCAAACGGTATCGTATATCCCAAGATATGATTATCGTTAATCCCAATAAATACCTTTTTGCCCGCCGCATTTTCTTTTAGAAATTCATATACGCCCATACTGCTACCCCTTTCGGTCATTAAATTCTTCGCGGCTCGTTCCGTGTTAATTATATTATATCTCATTTAAATGAGATTGTCAAGTGTTTTTAAGGAGGTTACTATGTTCTGGGAAAGATTTTATGCTTTATGCGAAAAGGAGGGTATTAAGCCAAATCCTTTGGGAAAGAAATTGGGAATTGCTTCTGGTACAATTACCCAATGGAAGAATGGCGTTAAACCGTCAAGCGATAAACTAAAGCAGTTAGCCGCTTACTTCAACGTAACAACCGACTATCTGCTCGGCAACGAAATAAAATCCGACGATACCCCTGCCACCGATCGCCAGCTGAAATTCGCATTATTCGGCACAACGGACATTGACGACGAGCTTCTGGAAGATGTAAAGAAGATCGCGAAGATTCAGTTGGAGCTTAAAAAGAAAAAAGGTGCGAAATGATTACGCTGAAAGAATTGTATGATATCGCGGATGATAACGATATACCTGTAATCGACTACCCGATACACAACGACAGCGTAGGCGCGTTATCCGTTTGTGATGACGATGGTGACTGTATTATCGCTCTGGACGTTCATAAGCTTGGCAGCAGCGCAGACCATAAAGTCAAAATGGCTCACGAACTGGGACATTGTATCAAGGGAGCATTTTACAACCAGTACAGTAGCTTCGACATTCGCGGAAAGCACGAATATCGCGCCGACAAATGGGCGATACAACAGGTTATGCCTTATGATGAGATTATACAAGCATGTAAAAAAGGATATGTCGAATGTTGGCAGCTCGCGGATTACTTTGGGGTCACAGAGGATTTTGTTGCCCGAGCCTTTGAAATCTATCGGAATATGGGTTACAGTTTCGTGTGAGGTGATATTATGGAACGCTATGCAATGTATCTCCGCAAATCCCGCGCCGATCTGGACGCGGAGGCTCACGGCGAGGGCGAGACCCTTGCGCGGCACAAGAAAATGCTGTACGAGCTTGCGGAGAAAATGGGTCTGACCGTCGACAGCGTTTATGAGGAGGTCGTTTCTGGCGACAGTATCGAGGGTCGTCCGCAGATACAAAACCTGCTCCGCGCTATCGAGGGACGGGCGTACACAGGCGTGTTTTGTATGGATATCGACCGTCTGGCACGCGGCGATACCATAGATCAGGGAATAATAGCCCGCGCGTTCCGTATGTCCGGGACGAAGATAATCACGCCGAAAAAGGTCTACGATCCCAATTCTGAATTTGATGAGGAGTATTTCGAGTTCGAGCTGTTTATGGCTCGCCGTGAGTTCAAGATAATCGGCAGACGTATTCAGCGCGGCCGTATCGAATCGGCTAAAGAGGGGCGTTATATAGGCTCTGCCGCTCCCTACGGCTACAAAAAGGTCAAGATAAAGGGCGACAAGGGCTATACGCTCGAGCCCGACCCCAACGAAGCTAAGGTCGTTCAACTTATATACGAGCTGCACCTTAAGGGCGACGGAAAAATGGTTATCGCGCGTAAACTGGATATGATGGGGATCAGATCGCGCAGCGGAAACCCGTGGAGCAGCGCCACGGTCATGAATATTCTGAAAAATCCCGTATATATCGGCAAGGTGCGTTGGGGATATCGGAAGTACACAAAGGAACTGAACAACGGCACTGTAACCAAGCACCGCGAGAAAAATGAAAACTGCGTATACGTTGACGGACTGCACCCGCCGATCATCTCGGAAAGCGATTTCAATAAAGTACAGCGGACGCTCAAGCAGCGAACTACCGCGCCTGTCAAGGTCGATCTGAAACTGAAAAATCCGCTTTCGGGATTGATATACTGTGGAAAGTGCGGCGCGGCAATGACCAGGCTCGGTACAAACAGCCGCTGCCGCAGCGCTACACTTAAATGCTCTAACCGCTACTGCGATACCGTTGCCAGTAAGCTGTATCTCGTCGAGAATGCGGTGATTGAATTCCTCGAAGGCTGGATCGAGGAATACAAGATCAACGTCGAACGCAACTCTCCGCTGCTCCCTCAATCGACGCTTGAAGTCTATGAAAATAATCTGACTGCCTTTCAAGACGAGCTTGAAGTCGTCGAAAAGCAGATAAGCAAGACTTATGACCTGTTGGAGCAAGGCATATACAGCGTCGACGTTTTCAAAGAACGCAGCGCAAATCTCACGGAGAAAAAAGACGAACTGGAGCGGAAAATTACGGAAATCGAGGGCGAGATAGAAAAATACCGCTCCAACATAGCGCTCCATACGAATTTTATCCCGCATTTCGAGAACGTCCTTGCGGTCTACCGCGTAAGCTCCGATATCGCCGAAAAGAACCGACTTCTTAAGACGATAGTCAGCCGTATCACCTACACTAAGGACGTGCGAAATACGAGGCGCGATCCCGACGCGTCGAACTTTAATCTGTGTATTGTGCCTAGTGTTATGGATTAGCAATATCATACATATCCATATGTATATGGATATGTATGATTATGATAATTTAATATCCCGCGGCGATCAACATACCAACGTCTTTAATAGCTCTCTCGATTGCGGCAATGTGATCGTAACGCTTGCAGCTCTCATTGTGTTCCTTGACGTAACGAAGCACCTCAAGTGCAATAATAGCGTCGTCAGTGGTCACGTACTTCGGTTCGCGCTTAGCTGTGCCAGGCTCAACCTCCACGGCGGGCAGCGGTTTCTTTTCCTCGGTCATAGGTATCTCGGCGGTGCAGCAGAAATAATTCAACAACTTCTCAACACCCGAGCGCTTGATAACGATAAGCGCGCTGCCCGTCCATTTCAGCGGAATATGATTTTCAACCTTGAACCGCATAAGCTCGCGGTATTCCAACAGAGTAAAATCGTCCTGCGTCGTTGCCCGTGCCAAAGCCCTGTAAGCTAAGCTCACGTTTATTTTTGCCGCTATCGGCTGTATAACGTTCCCTAGACGCTCTAATTTCTGCGCCAGCTTTTCGAGATTATCTGCCGCCGAGGCGCTGGAGGCGCTTATTTCGATCTGGAGCTCGTCAATCGTTGCCTCTGCCATTTTTTCACCCCCAAAAACAAAAAGAGCCGTAACCCCGGAAAAACGGGGATACGGCTCAAAGGCTCTAAATAAGCTATTTACTTGTTTCTATTATACCACTTTTCGGCGGGAATGTCAAGTCAAATTATTCAAATTTATCAGCCATTTCCAAATTGAGCTTATAATAGCAGAACGAACCTTGTTTTTCTTTGATTATTAATTCGTTCGGAATTTTATTTAAATATTTCATAACGGTATTATATGAGCATTTCGTATACTCTACCAATTCTCTTGTAGATATTCCCGAATCGGAAAATAGTGCTGCCTGAATAAGATAATCATAAAGCTGTATCATATTCTTATCACTAGAATGAGAAAAATTCTTTGTTTTTTTAACGTAGTGACGTAAATGTGCTATCCGCTCATTCAGTGCAGTAAATAATTGTTTTTCAGAAATATCCACAATATTAAGAAACATCTCTACAAACGGCGTCAAGTCTCCCTTATTCATAGGGGAATTACAGGTATCGAAAGCTTTATAATATTTGGAGATTTTTTCTTTTATCGTGTAAGATATCCGATAACCTATCAACTGACTGTATTCCCGCGATAAAAGATAGCTGCTGATAAATCTGCTTGTGCGCCCATTTCCGTCATAAAACGGGTGAATATAGCCAAAAAGATAATGAAATACCGCTATTCGGAAAAGCGTATCAACACTATTGTCATTAAGAAAATCCAAAGCTTTATTCATATCGGATATTATTCTGCTTTCAGGCGAAACTCCTCTATGAATTTCCTTTCCCGTTGGAGAATAAACACTCACCGGATTTGCCCTGAATATTTTTCCGTCGGGGAGATTTGTAATATCTGTTGCCCTTATCTCCTCATAAAAAATATCGTCATAAATGCTACGAATATCTTCAGAAGTTTTTATTGAAATTTTGTTATTAGTCATAAGGGCGTTGTATTTTTTTACAAGTCCTGTAAAACGGCGACGCTTGTCCTGTTTTGCAAGATTTGACAGTATGCCTCCAATTTCCTTACGCGTGCTGTGTACGCCTTCGATATCATTAGTAAGCACAATTTCACTGATAAGACACCGTTGAGCAAATTGTTTCAAGGCAATGCCCGGTAACCTTGATTGTAAAACGCGGATGTTTTTATCGGTTTTTTCAATTGACAGCAACTGTTGATACATTTCTACCGTACGACAAAAAAACGCAGGGTGTTCTCCAATTGATATTTTTAAGTGTATTGTATTTTCGTCATTAAAACGTTCCTCATACTCTTTTTGATATTTCTTTCGATCAAAATAAAATAGTTTTTTCAACGATTGCATTATAATTCCCCTTTTGCTAACATATCAAAAATCGACAAATTTTAAATAACATCGCCAAATTATTAAATATTAATTTCAAAAAAGCCTTTTTTTGAAATTGCTATACCAATTATACAATATATTATTTCATTTGTCAAGTCAATTTAAACATGTTTTTATAAAAATTGATCCCCTCTATACAAGAGGGGACATATTTCGAGTTTATTCTTTCTTCTTATAAAAATTCACAAAGTTATCCAGTGCGATACGCATACGCAGGCGCTCCTGCTCGGGGTCGGGAGGCGGCTGCTCCCCGGGGGTGAGCGGGATAGGCTTGTCGAAGTATTCCAGTCGCTCATAATCCGTTCCGATGATACAGTTCTTGGGCAGCGCCTTGTACACCGAGTTCGCGCTGATTTCCGTGAAATGCACAAAGTCCGCTACGGTAATAACAGGCTCACCCTTGAATGTCTTGTGGAAATAGTGGTACTCGCTTGTTTCGAGCGTGAGCTGCTCAGGTTCGGTGTTTAGCCTATCGTCAACCGCTTTGGGCACAACGTCCTCGAATACCCACTTCTCAAACTCCAATGCCGCGGGCAGCTTGCTGTGACAGATAAGGCGGTATACGTCCGCTTCGGGTAGGAAAGAAGCCTCAAGCCGCTTATTTGGCGACTGTGGATGAGGTAGGTCGCGTTTCACGACCCACCTACAATGTCGCTTAATAGCGTCTTTTCCGTTGGAATATCCGAGCGCATTTGTAACGTCTGCCGCGCAGTAAAGTGTCTTGTCGCCCTCAAATATCAAGCGGACTTTACCAAACTTCTCGCTTTTCATCGTCGTAATATCGTTTCCCATAATAACATTCCTTTCGTCAAAAGTACTTGACAAAAGGCTCTATCTGTGGTACAATATATTTGATAGAGCAATCTGTCAAGGGTGGTAGCTGCTTACTCTGTGGTAGGGGGAAACAGCTACCCTTTCTTTTTTTCGTCAGCATACACCAAATCAATTCCTTGACGTATTACATCGCTTCTCGTAGTTTGTTCACGTTCGGCGCATTTATCGAGCTTTTCAAGAGTTCCTTTGTCAAGCCGTATCTGTATACGGGTATCTTTGGGATTTTCTTTTGGTGGTCTGCCAGTTCTTGGGGACATTCATTTCACCTCACTTTCTGTACTGACAACATTATAACTCTGTACTGACAAAAAGTCAAGAGGTTTTTATAAATTTGTATTATTGTACAAGAAAACCACTTTGAAATTGTGCAAGGTGGTTAAAACTATTTAATTTATTATCTTTATTGTAAAATCTTTAAGCAGAAAATAAAAGGGAGCGCGTCAACGCTCCCTTATGTATTATCCTTCCTCGATCTGCTTAAGGCATCTGCGGATAGCCTCGCGATCCTTGTCGTTGTTAGCGTCGTCCATCATATCGCGAAGGTTCTCGATCATGCCGGAACGACCGTCGGCGCGGCTGTATCTTCCGCGGCTGTCGCGTCTGCCGGAGTAACCGTCGTCACGGCTGTAATGTCCGCGCACATAGTGCTGACCGCGGTTGGCGTAGCTGCTCTCATTGCCGTAGTTTCCGCCCGCGGACCACTCGGCCGCCTCACTGTAACCGCCGTTATCCAGCATTTCGATCTTGTAGATGTTCTTAATGCTGTCGGTAAGCTTATAGATGTGCTCGAGATTAGTCGCGTTTATCGTCTTTTCACGGGCAATTTTTTCAAGTTCCGTCCAGAGACTGTCGCGAAGGTCTTCCAACGTATTCATATTCATATGTGATTTTCTCCTTTCTGCGAATTAAGCGGTCGGTGCCGCGGGAGCGGCGGGGGCCGGTCCGGGTGGAAGTGCTGGGCCCCCCGTAAACTGTGTTGACCTTCTGCTAAAAATAACAGCCCACGAACAACAGCCCATG